CTATGGGCACTTCTGGTGGTCAAGCATTCAACGAAATGTCTTTCTCTATTGACAAGACAACAGTTACTGCGAAATCACGTGCTTTGAAGGCTGAGTACACTGTTGAATTGGCACAAGACTTGAAGGCTATTCACGGTCTTGACGCTGAAGCAGAATTATCAAACATCTTGTCACAAGAATTTATGTTTGAAATTAATCGCGAAGTTATTCGTACAATTTACAAAGTTGCTAAACCAGGTTCACCTGCAACAGCATCTGCTGGTACATTTGACTTAGACGTTGACTCTAATGGACGTTGGTCTGTTGAGCGTTTCAAAGGTCTATTGTTCAACATTGAACGTGATGCTAACCACATTGCACAAGACACACGTCGTGGTAAAGGTAACTTCATCGTTTGCTCTGCAGACGTTGCAAGTGCATTAGCTATGTCAGGTGTTCTAGACTATGCTCCAGCTTTGAGCACAGGTCTAAATGTTGACGATACAGGCAATACATTCGCAGGTGTTCTAAACGGACGCTATCGTGTTTATATTGATCCATATTCCAGCAACCTAGGTTCAGCAAGCCAGTTCTACATGGTCGGTTATAAGGGTTCTTCTCCTTATGACGCAGGTATGTTCTACTGCCCATATGTTCCTTTACAAATGGTTCGCGCAGTTGATCCTAACAGCTTCCAGCCAAAAATTGGCTTCAAGACACGTTATGGTTTAATTGCTAACCCATACGTTACTTCTAGCGATAGTAAGTCTGATGCAGATGCATCTACATTCACAGCTAACCGTAATCAGTACTATCGTCGTACACAAGTGTTGAACTTAATGTAATTTTACATTAAATAAGTCGGCACCAAGATCGACACAGTCCTAGACTGTTTAAAAGGGGGAAGAAATTCCCCCTTTTTTTGCCTTATAAATATTGTTATCAGTAGGGGATAAAAATGTATACTGCAAACATAAATGTAGCAAAAGAAAATTACGCAAATTCATTACCAAAGACACTTGATTATTTAAGACCGAACGCATTTAGGTTCACTGTTAAAGATATTCCAAATGTGTCATTTACCTGTCAATCAGCTAATTTACCGCAGCTAGGTTTGGGTTATGCCGCACAACCAACTCCCTTTTCTGATATTCCACGTATCGGTGATAAACTCGATTTCGGCGAGTTTAATATTAGATTTTTGATAACGGAAGATATGTCAAATTATATTGAGTTATACAATTGGATGATTGCTTTGGGTTTTCCAAAAGATTACAACCAATTTGGCGCGTTGATAAAAAATCGACCAAGTAGATTCCCGTTTAAAGTCAATACTGCAGGTGAAACTGAAGTTTTGGCATACTCGGATGCAACTTTAACGATTTTAGACTCGACAAATACGCCTAAAGTAAATATAATATATAAGGATATATTCCCAATCTCATTAGAAGGATTGGATTTTGATATCGCATCTGCTGGTGTGGAATATTTTACAGCAGTTGCTTCTTTTAAATATACGTTATTTGAGGTGGAGCAGCTTTAATTATTAATATGGAGATTTTATGTCTAACAACAAACCTGGATTGAAAAACATTCCAAAAATTCCTGTGCCTAAATTTAACAAAGTGGCACAACCCGCAGCTCAAGCGGGACAACCAGCAGCGCAGCCTGGTCAATTGCAGATCAACATTGATGATTTGCGAAAAGAAAAAATCTTTGTAGCAACGCCATGTTATGGTGGTATGCTAACAGAGGCCTATTTTCGTTCAATGGTACGCACATTAACATTCTTTAACCAACATCAAATTCCATTGGCGTTTGGTACTATTGCGAATGAGTCTTTAGTTACTCGTGCTCGTAATGTATTGGTTGCATATTTCCTTCAAAGCAATTACACTCGCTTATTGTTTATTGACGCGGATATTGAATTCCAAGTTGAAGACGTTCTTAAGTTAATTGCTCACAACAAAGAAGTTTGCGTTGGTGCATATCCTAAGAAGGGTGTTAACTGGCAACGTATCAAAGATAGTATTATTTCTAAAACAGGTCAAGATATTTCTGATCGTGATATTGCAGCCGCTGGTTCAGACTATGCTATTAACTTTAAATTTGTTAACCGCGACTCAAAGCAAATTGCTATTGAAAATGGCGTAATCAAATTGCATGATGGTGCTACAGGCTTTATGATGATTAAACGTGAAGCAATTGATAAGATGATTGCAGCATATCCTGACTTGAAGTATAACAATGATTTGAATACTCCCCCAGATTTGCAAGACTTCTTCTATGCATTCTTCGACACAATGATTGATCCTAAAGATCGTCGTTACTTGTCAGAGGATTATACATTCAGCAGACGCTGGCAAGACATTGGTGGCGACATTTGGCTCGACCCAACAATCTCCTTGAACCACTTTGGAGCATTTAACTTCCAAGGTAACCCAGCACAAATTATTCAGGTTAGTCCTCAATAATGAAGTTATCTGACCTGCAGGATATGTGGGCAGATGACTGTAAGATTAACGAACTTAATCTCGGACATGAATCTGCTCGCACACCTTTATTACATTCTAAGTATTTGAATTTTTTATCATCTACTCGGCTTAACCTACGAAAAGCAGAGTCTGAATATCTCAACCTTCGCAGAAAGAAATACAAGTATTACAGGGGAGAAATGACCCAGCTTGAATTAACAGATGAAGGTTGGACTCAGTGGCAAGGCAACAAACCATTGAAAAATGAGATGGACGAATTTTTGCAGGTTGATGCTGATTTAATTTTACTACAGGATAAATTAGAATACTTTAAAACTGTTATGTATCAATTAGAACAAATTATAAGATCTTTAAACAGTAGAACTTGGGACATTAAAAATAGTATTGAATGGTCTAAGTTCACAAACGGTATGATGTAATGTCCGAAGTTATAAGCGTAAGAAAAAAGAACGAAATATATTTGCAAGTAGATACTGATCCATCTACTGCGCAAGAATTGAACGACCATTTCTCATTCGAGGTACCAGGTGCAAAATTTCACCCGTTATATAAATCTCGTATGTGGGATGGCCGTGTTCGCCTTTTTTCTATGTTTACAAAAGAGCTGTACGTTGGACTAAAAGATTATTTAGAACATTTTGCAAAAGAACGTGAATATACATTTGACGAATCTCAATATGTTAAAACTGCAGATGTTGTAACATTAGATGAAGTACGTGATTTTATTAAAAGTCTAAATATAGCATCTAAAGGTCAACAACTTGAACTTCGAGATTATCAGGTTGAAGCTGTACATAAAGCAATAACTGAAGGTAGACGATTATTATTATCTCCTACTGGTTCAGGTAAATCTTATATTATTTACTGTTTAATTCGTTGGCATGAGTTGCGTGGGCGCAGACAATTAGTTTTAGTTCCTACTACTTCTCTTGTTGAACAAATGTATTCTGATTTTCAAGATTATTCATCTATTAATTTATGGAAAACATCTGAGCATTGCCATCGTATTTACGGCGGGCATGAAAAATCAAATGACTATTCAGTAGTTATTAGTACTTGGCAATCAATTTATAAATTACCTAAATCTTTCTTTGCAGATTTTAAAGCGGTATACGGGGACGAGGCTCATAATTTTAAAGCTAAATCTTTAACCGGCATTCTAAATAAGATGCCAGATACTCCTTATCGAATTGGTACTACAGGAACATTAGATGGAACACAAACTCACAAATTAGTTCTTGAAGGTTTATTTGGGCCAGTATATAAAGTAACAACAACCAAAAAATTAATTACAAGCAAAACGCTTGCGGATTTACAAATTTATAATCTTGTTTTGGATTATCCAGATGAAGTTAAAAAGGCTCTTGCCAAAAAGACTTATCAGGAAGAAATGGATTTTATTGTTGGATACGAGCCTCGCAACAAGTTCATTAGAAATTTAGCGCTTAAACAAACGGGCAATAGTTTGATATTGTTTCAGTATGTTGAAAAACATGGTAAATTATTACATGAAATGATTAATGCTAAAACAGATGGCCGAAAGGTATTTTTTGTTTATGGTGGAACAGATACCGCACAACGTGAGGAAATTCGTCGATTGACAGAAACCGAAAAGGATGCTATAATAGTAGCATCATATGGGACATTTTCTACAGGAATAAATATTAAAAACCTGCATAATATTATTTTTGCTTCTCCTTCAAAATCTAGAATTCGCAATCTACAATCTATTGGTCGAGGATTAAGAACAAGTGAAACAAAGGATAGTTGCAACCTATATGATATTGCAGATGATCTAACATGGAAGTCTAAAAAGAACTATACCTTGTTACACATGATTGAAAGAATTAAAATTTATAATGATGAACATTTTGAATATAAACTATTAAGGATACCAATACAATGAGCAATCCTAATGTTAAAATTTTAAAATTGACTAGTGGCGAAGACATCGTATGTAAAACATTCGATGAATGTAAAGATTTAAAAGACAGAAACATATTAATATCTGATCCTGTTATTCTAAATCAAATAAGAGTTCCTCGAGGAGATATGATTGTTGAATCATATATTTTATCTCCTTGGTCAGCGCTATCGGCAGCAAATGTATTTGAAATATCAACCTCACATATTATAGTTGCAACCGATATAAAAGAAACACTTAGGAGTAATTATATCACATTCGTAGATGCTACGCATGATATGGAAGATTCTGAAGATGAAGAAAAGAAATCTTTAGATAAACTTGAAGAAATTGTAGACAAATTTATAAACACACTTGAAGAAGAACATAATGAAAACAAAGAACCCCCCAAAAGACGTGGAAGAACTCTCCACTGAAATAGTTAACGTAGTTAAAGAAGTGGCAATTCCTACTTCGTCTCACTATGTTGACAATAAAAAGTTTTTACAAGCTCTTATTGAATATAGACAAAGTATAGTTGATGCTGAAGCTGAAGGTAAAGAAAGACCGATTGTATCTAATTACATAGGCGAATGCTTTATTAAAATCGCAACTCATTTATCATATAAGTCTAATTTTATTAATTATACTTTTAAAGATGATATGATTTCGGATGGTATTGAAAATTGTCTAACTGCTGTTGTAAAATTTGACCCATCCAAAGGATCAAATCCATTTGCATATTATACCCAAATTATTTACTTTGCCTTTATCCGCAGAATTCAAAAGGAAAAGAAACAACAAGCAACCAAATATAAATTGATTGAGAATATGGATATTGATTCATTAATTCTTCAAGAACATGATAATGGTGAATTTGGTTCTCAGTTCTTAGATTACTTAAAACGACAAATGGATACTATTGACATTGAAAAACGGATAATTAGTACACCAAAAAAGAACAAAAAAATTGAGGATGATTCAAGTAATCCACTTGACATGGACGACTAAACACTATATAATATGAGTATTGTTGAACGGAGTCGTTATGGCTAAACTTAAAATTTCAGAATTATTTTATTCTATTCAGGGCGAAGGTCGCTATATGGGCGTACCCTCAGTCTTTCTAAGAACATTTGGTTGCAATTTTACTTGCGACGGATTCGGTATGCCGAAAGGCGAAAAAAGCGATGAACGAAATGTTATCTCGATTAAAGCAGATAGCTTTAAAAATTACAATGATTTGCCTCTTGTGCACACTGGCTGTGATTCCTATGCTAGTTGGGACCCTCGTTTTAAGCATCTTAGCCCTGTACTCGATGTCGAAACTATTGTGGAATCAATCGTCGACACGCTCCCACATAAAGAATGGAAAGACGAACACCTAGTTATTACTGGGGGCGAACCTTTATTGGGTTGGCAAAAACAGTATCCTGATTTGCTCTCACATAAAAAAATGATAGCGTTGAAAGAATTAACATTTGAAACAAATGGCACGCAGGCTTTGTCTGAAGATTTTAAAATGTTTTTATTAAATTGGACATTGAGTAATAGAACTCGCCCAACAAAAAGAGGAGCAGATGCTTTGACCTTTTCGGTATCTCCTAAATTATCAGTATCAGGAGAAAAATGGGAAGATGCTATTAAACCCGAGGTTATTAAATCTTATGAATGGTGCGGATACACTTATCTTAAATTTGTAATTGGTTCAGAACAAGATGTAGAAGAAGCCGAAGAGGCAGTAAATGCGTATCGTAAAGCTGGTTTTACTGGCCCTGTTTATCTTATGCCTCTCGGCGGAACTGAGCGGTTGTACTCTGTTAATAATCGGAATGTGGCAGAACTCGCAATGCGAAAAGGTTGGAGATATTCAGATAGACTCCAAATCCCATTGTTTAAAAATGCCTGGGGCACCTAATGAGCGACATTAATGTTTTGCCATTGTTTTCTACTCCGGTAATGTATGAGTATAAAACTGATTATAAAATATCTCAAAGAGAGAAAGATATTTTATATGCCCAGGATGAACAAACTAATTATGGTAATAGTCTGTCTAAAAACACATATGTATTAAACAATCCGGAATTATCAAATTTAAAAAGTTTTCTACAATCTAAATTAGATTACTATGCTAAAAATATTGTAGCAGTTGAAGATTATAATTTCTATATTACAAATTCTTGGACAACAAGAAACAAAACAGGTGAAGGACATCATGCACATAGACACCCAAATTCTATGTTAAGCGGTGTTTACTACTTAGAAGCAGATGGAGATTCCCCTTTAGAAATTACTCATAAATCTAGAATCTTTGAGGATTTTAGATTTCTATTTAAACATAGCGATTATAATATGTTTAATTCTCATTCCTGGAAAGGATTGGTTGTAACAGGAAGTTTAATTATTTTCCCTAGTTGGTTAGTCCATGAGGCTCATGCAAATACATCTAAAATTGATAGACGTGTTCTTGGGTTCAATAGTTTTGTAGAAGGCACATTTGGCGAACAAACAGGTGGCGGCAACGCATATTCTGCAGAATTGATACTTAAAAAAGTATAAATAAAAATGTTACATAAAGGTAACAAATTTCAATTATCATATCCGTGTAAGGAAGGATTCTAAAATGTCATATAACAAGACAAAATGCGACCCAGAGTTGGGCTCTAAAGTACATGCACATCTATTAAAGATGGGTGTTGAAACTCCCCGTAGAGATAACGGCATTGACCGTAAAATTAAAATAGATATAATTGAGGAAAAATTTAAAGACATTATGGGTGTCTTAGGTTTGGACTTAACTGATGACAGTCTAATGGAAACACCTAAGCGTGTTGCTAAGATGTATGTCAATGAAATCTTTTGGGGTCTCGATTATGAGGCATTCCCTAAATGTACTACTGTAGATAATAAGATGCAGTATAACGAAATGGTTGTAGAACGTAACGTAAATGTTCAAAGTAATTGTGAGCATCACTTTGTTGTTATTGATGGTTTAGCAACAGTTGCGTATGTTCCTAAACAACGAGTACTTGGTCTAAGTAAAATTAATCGTATTGTTGAATATTTCAGCAAACGACCACAGATTCAAGAACGCTTAACAGAACAAATTTTCCACACGCTACAATTTATTCTTGATACTGAAGATGTTGCGGTATTAATTGACGCACAACACTATTGTGTTAAATCGAGAGGTGTTGAAGATACAGGTAGTTCTACAGTTACAGTTCGTTTAGGTGGCGGATTTAAAAATGTTCCAGAAGTAAGAAACGAATTTTATCAAATTGCAAGACAAGGATGCAAATGACAATTAATGTAATGGTTGACTTGGAGACAATGTCGACAAGATCACACGCAGCAATTTGTTCAATTGGTGCGGTAAAATTTGAAGGTAGTAAAATTGTAGATACATTTTACTGTACCGTTGATCTTGCCAGTTGCAAAGAAGCTGGATTGCATATCTCTAAAGATACTGTTGCATGGTGGTCTAAACAAAATAAAGAAGCATTGCGCGAACTAACAAAAAATAATATCTCATTGCAGGAAGCATTAGATAAATTTGAGTTATGGTTTGGTCCTAAAAGTTTGCCTATTTGGGGCAACGGTGCAGTATTTGATAATACTATTTTAGGTAATGCCTATTTTATTACAGGCAGAGAACCGCCCTGGAAATGCTGGGATGATAGATGTTACAGAACTGCTAAAGCCATGTTCAATTGGATTCCTGAAGACAAACGCGAAGGCACGTATCATAATGCCTTAGATGATGCTATGCATCAAACAAAACACTTAATTAAAATTCTTGGTGAGTAATATGCGTCTTTATAAAAAGAGAGTTGCGTTTTGCATTAGCGATCAACACCTTGTTCCGCATGGTGGCATTGGTCAATTCGCAAAAGGGTTTGTTGAAATGGCAAATAAAATTGACTGGAAGGTTGATATTATTACAGACAAACCTACAACAAATGAGTTTGCAAAATTAGTTGAATCATTGGGTGCAAATTTAATTGCACCGAAAAATGCTTTGTCATATAAAAATCATACCGGCACCTTTGCATTTACTGATTCAATTAACTTTGAAAAGATGATTAACTTTCGTGATGCTGTTATGAATGCGTTTCATAC